CGGGTCCATCGCCAAGGAGGAGGTCCCTGGACTCCTCCTTGTTTTCTTCATTTTGGCATTCACTCTCTATGTGTTTTACAAGGTCTTGAAGAAGAGCGTTCAAGCAGTCCGTCATTTTTGGTGGTGGTTGTGTAGGGAGGAACGTGACGTGTATGTTGACGCAATGCTCCGTGATGAGGATGGCATTGCAGGTCTTGGTAAAAAACAAGGGCGGGTCAGGAGGGGTCCATTGCATCTTGGGCGTGATCGACTGGTTCGTGAACTGGTCATCATTCTCAAGGAAAGGCATGCTTCCCCGACTCCGTCAGCGTCCAATCTCAAGATGTTGCGCTCTGAGTGTCGTGAGTTGTTGGAAGGTAGTGGTGTGCATGAAGGCCAGCGTTTGGCTATTATCACCCGCGCTGTGGCACTTGCCACCATTCCATCGAATGACGAAATCGAGGCTGAGCGTATACTAGCCAGCTCAGCTGCGGCTGAGCGTGGTTATTGGCGCTCCTCCCAATTTTAGGGGGGCTTGGCAAGGGTGCCTTCGCGATCTTACACCTCGTGTGTGTCGCATCCTGACTTGAAGGTCACCCGACGCCAGGCTATAGTCAGGCCCCGAGAGTCCACTCATTTTTGCGGTTTATCGCCACCGCGGACTCTTGGGACGTTTTGCGGCGACATCAACACCATGGCAAGTGCACTCCTGGAGAGGATGTACTTCTGCAGAGTGGATGGGGAACTTAAACCTCCCCTTCCAGTTGATGATAGGATCGTCCGAGAACGGTGCGATTGGTTTGTGCAGCGCATACATCAAACACTCCCCTCTTTCACCCCGGTTTCCCTGTGGGATTTCTCCCAGATGTATAAGGGTCCGAAGAGAGTTGTGTATGAGCGTGCTGTGTTGTCACTATACGCCAACCCTGTTCGACGACGAGATGCTGAATCAAACTCGTTTGTGAAACGCGAAAAAGCCAAGTTTCGAAAGGCCCCTCGTTGTATCCAACCGCGTGATCCTCGTTACAATGCTTCTATAGGTCGCTTCTTGAAGCCTCTTGAGCATGTACTGTATCGAACTGTAGCCAAGATGATGGGCGAGGGAGCTGTCATAACCAAGGGATTGAATCTCATTGGGGTTGCTGGTTGCCTCCTCCAGAAGTGGTCCAATTTCAAGAGCCCTGTTGCTCTTGGTCTTGACGCTACAGCTTTCGATGCTCATGTTTCCCCAGCGTTTTTGCGCTGGGAGCATTCCATTTACAATGGACTGTTCAAGGATGCTAAGCTTGCTGAACTCCTTACCTGGCAGATTGATAATCGTGGTAAGAGTTTTTGCCCAGATGGCAAGCTCAAGTATAAAGTGAAAGGTAGAAGGTTCTCAGGTGACATGAACACTGGGCTTGGCAATTGTCTCATTATGTGTGCTATGGTATATTCGTACGCTTCCCACAGAGGTGTGCGGATTAATCTAGCTAACAACGGTGATGACTGCGTCGTGTTTATGGAGTCTGAGGATCTCGAGCGGTTCGTGAGTGGAATGAATGAGTGGTTTGAGGAGCTGGGCTTTCGGCTCACGGCGGAACCTCCCGCATACAATTTTGAGGCTATCGAGTTTTGCCAAATGCATCCGGTCTTGATTGGAGATGAGTGGCGTATGGTTCGGACCCCTAAGGTCGCTTTTGAGAAGGACACCATGTGCACCCTAACTGTTTCTGATGATGAGTACCTCTCGTGGTTGTCTGGCGTTGCTGACTGTGGCCTAGCCACAGCTAGCGGCGTTCCAGTACTGCAGGAGTTTTATCTCAATCTCAGGATGGCAGCGGGCTCACGTGTTGCACCAGAGCGATTGGTGGAGTATACCGGAATGAAGCACTTGTCTCGTGGAATGGC